TATAGGAATCGTCTGCTGTGCATCTTGCCCTTCATACGAATATTTTACAGTTGCCCTTTTACGATTACTTCCAGATGTATCCGCAATTAACGTAGAACCAGAACTAGGTTCAGTTGCTCCAACTCTTACAATTCGCATGGCAGAACCATTGCTACTCCCACGTTCTGCCCATTGCCCCTGAATAATAAATCTACTATTTTCCGATACTGGAGTAAATGTTATTGAGAGATTAGAATCAATCCATGCATGAGTAGCTACAGTTCTTGATTGTGCCGCACTATCTATATCCTGATGTATCTTCACAATATGTCCAGCAGGGAATGTTACTCCAGTTGTAAGTGTTCCAGTAACTCCTGCCGCTGGAATACCAGAAATAACGCCGCTTGATTCTGACATTACAGTTGTGCTACCTAATATTAAATCTGCCATTCGTTAATCCTATTTTATAGATAGTTTGCTTGTCGAAGCAATTGTCAAAGTATTAGTTACTGTAAGACTGCCTATCGAACTTAAATTTCCATTAATTGTTACGTTTGGTATTGTAACCGGTCCGGCTACTATCATATTAGAATTGGCAGGAACAGTTAGGTTACCTTCAAAAACATCTTCGTTGGAACTAAGTGATTCGCCTGCTACAGAAAGCGTATTTGCCATTTCTACTGCACGAGTCATTAATGGATCTCCTTATAGTATTTATTTAACGAGCTTCTCTAGTATGAAATTTTTCGGATCTATTCCTCCGTGGAATTTTATTACATGATTTATAATATCTGAAGGAACCCAACCATAAACACTTTCAGTTGGATCTCGATCGGGATCTTCCTTCCATTGATCCCAAATAGGTTCGGAGGCAGATGGAAAACCAATTTCAAATGCATCATAATGATCTGCTAATGCTTTGGGGGTAGAGTAATGTGTAGGTCCTGCCTGGATAGAAAAAGTGAATCCGTCTTTACACGTTAAATGTTTTGGAACTCGTTGATGTGTAAATTGTGAATTGGGATTGGTTATTTCTTTAAATGCTTTGAACCATGCATTGGCCCAGTCGTCTATTTCAATTGCTTTCATCTGCATATTGTGCGATTTGGTCTTCGATTGTTGTTAAAAATTGTGTTACTTGTTTATTAAGATAATCAACTAATGGTTTGCCTACTTCTCGTATATCTGTTACAGTACCCATCTCATCTAATATTGATTGAACATCTACAGTATATTCTTCTAAACTAGAAAGCCATCCTTTGCCTGCACCGACTGAACGATCTCCTTGTTCCCATGTTAATTCATAACTTGCATTTACAAAAACAGCAAGATTATTTTTAGGACCAACATTGTTTACTTGCATATTAATAACAGAAGCAGTTCGTTGATCGCCGTATCCGTGTACTTCAATTGTTCCAGGATCTTCTAATTCAATAGGATATCGCTTTTCTATTTCGTTAATTTTCATTAAGTAATTCCTAACTTAAATATTTAGTTAAATGGTAGGGGTTGCAGGAACCGATACTCTCTCAAATGAGCTAAACCCCTACTATATATTATAACAACCTACAAATGAAATGTCAACCAAAAAAGTAAAAAAATACAAGGCAAAAATTAAATTAGCAGTTTATTTTCCTATAAATACACATAGAACTCATTATTTATATGCGTGATTATGGCAACACTTTTTCGAGGATATTCAACATACGGTAAACGACACGGGCCGTTTACTCTCAAGGATTATGATCTTGCCAAACAAGACATAACTAATCATTTCTATACTCGTAAAGGCGAACGATTAATGAATCCAAACTTTGGATCTATTATATGGGATTTACTATTTGAACCTTTAGACGAATCGGTTATAGATACCATTACTGAAGATTGCCAGCGTATAGTTAATTTAGATCCTAGATTTGAATTAGATGAAACACGAACATTTGAACACGAGCATAGTCTTAGTGTTCAACTTAGATTAAGATATGTCCCGGCAAATAAACTAGAAGTTTTAGAATTAACTTTTGATAAACAAACTGAGGAAGCAGTATAATGGCTAAACGAAGACAAGATGTATTGTTTGCCGCTGAAGATTATCAAGTCGCATATGAAGCCTTCGCACAAGCAAATTTAAAAGCATACGATTTTGACACGCTAAAATCAGCGATGGTCGAATATATTAGATTAAACTATCCTGAGGACTTTAATGATTGGATTAATTCTTCAGAATTTGTAAGCATAATTGACCTTGTTGCATACATGGGTCATAGTTTAGCATTTAGATTGGATCTATCCTCAAGAGAAAACTTTTTAGAAACCGCCACCCAACAAGATTCAGTACTTCGTTTAGCAAAACAATTAGGGTATGCATTTAAGCGACATCAAAATGCAGTGGGGTTATTAAGAATAAAATCAATAAAAACTACCGAACCATTAACTGATGCTGATGGAATTAGTTTAAAAGGAAAAACAATATACTGGAATGACACAACAAACACAAGTGCATATGATCAATTTATTTCTGTATTAAATTCAGTTTTTCAATCAACAAATCAATATGGTACTCCTTATAAAAAAGGTACAATTAGTGGAATTAATACATATGGTTATAAATTAAATGATATAACAAATAAAGATGTTGTGCATGGTTTTAGTGCTAGATTAAGCGGGATTGCTACTTCGTTAGAAGTGTGCAACGTTGGCTTTCTTGATAATGAATATTTTTACGAACCAGATCCAAATCCTTATGCTAATTTTCAGATGTTATATCGAAATGATGGAAAAGGAAATGCAAGTAAGGATACTGGATTTTTCTTTTTATTTAAACAAGGTTCTTTAGCCTTTAAAGATATTTTAGTTGAAGAAGCAATTGAAAATAGAGTGTTAGATATAAATGTTGACAACATTAATGAAAGCGATGTGTGGGTACAAACAATTAATTCGGATGGAAGTATTTTAACAAATTGGTCAAAAGTACCAAACCTAACAGGTAATAATGTTATCTATAACAGTTTAAATCAAGACGTAAGAGATATTTTTTCTGTTATTCCTAGAGCAGATGATCAATTATCAATCAAATTTGCAGATGGCAGATTTGGAAATGCACCTAAAGGAATTATACGAACATGGTATAGAACAAGCAATGCCGAATCTTATATTATTCAACCAGATGATATTAAAGATGTTAGCGTCACAATGGAATATGTTTCGGGCAATAATAACCAAACATATGAAGTTACATTTACATCTAATTTAGAATATACGGTTAACAATGCATCTGAACAAGAAAGTATTACAGACATTAAAGAAAATGCGCCAAAAGTATATAATTCGCAAGATAGAATGGTCACAGCAGAAGATTATTCTGTTTATCCTTTGACATTATCAAGCGATGTTAAAAAAATTAAAGCAGTTAATAGAGTGCATAGCGGCCATACTAGATATGTAGATATTAATGATCCAACTGGAACATATAAAGATTTAACTATTTTTGGAGACGATGGATATATCTATAGAGAAGAAACAGCAAAACGTAGAACACAAAGTTTTTCTAGTAATATGACCTCTACCGATATTGTAAATGGAATTATGGAGGATATGATCGGTGATCCAGAAGCAACTAATTTTTATTTTGATAGATACAATCCTAGTTTTATTTCAGTAGATAGTTATGCCGCAACAACACTCGGAACAGCATGGACCATACGCCCATCACTTACAACAACAAATTTTAGTAAAGTTGCGTATAATGGTTCTACATATGTTGCTGTTGGAAATACAGGAAGAATATATACATCTACAGATTTAACAACTTGGACTTCTAGAACTTCTGGTACAACTAATGATTTAACTGATGTATCGTATGGATTGGATAGTAATAATGCCGCTCTTTTTGTTGCTACTGTTAAAAATGGTGATATTTTATTTTCAGCAGATGGAATCACGTGGACTCTTGTTAATACAACACCAAATGTACAACTTAATAGAGTAAGATATCTTAATAATTTATGGTGGGCTGTAGGTAATGCAGGCAATGTAATAAAATGGGACGGCGATACCTCGTCAACTGCCTGGACAGCAGTATCGTTGGGCGGAACTAGTGCAACAGTAAGCGGAGTTGATATTGCTTATAATGGAACCTATTACTTTATTTCGGCGTTTGGGGGATTTAATGCTACCTCATCAGATGGAATAACTTGGACTATTCAATCAGCAACAGGTGAAACATGGAATTCTGTTATAAATGTATCAGATATATTTTGGGCTGTAGGCAATGGTGGAATTATAAAATCATCAACCGATGGAGTACTTTGGACAACATATTCTACAGATACAAAAACCAATGCAAATTTAAAAGATATTGTGTACGATAGTTCTACATATGTTATTGTTGGCCAATTAGGTACCATTGTATCGTCAAGTAATGGTACAACATTTACCGGACAAACATCCGGAACAACCGGACATTTAAATGGTATTGCTATTGGAACTGCTGGGTCAGTAATAACTGTTGGCGAAGCAGGAATTATTTTATCATCAACAACTATCATTTCGTCAACTGCTCCAATATTAGAATGGACACAAGTTTCGTCTACTACAAAAACTAGTACAGGATATTTTAATA